GGGCTTTTTCATGCCCGCATACCAAGACCACGACGCGCAAACCGGCATCACGACCAAGGTTCACTACTTGGACGATGCGAACCGGGTTGTCATTCAGAAGACCTACGACGCTCAGCCGTTGGTGGACGCATGCGCAGAAGCACGAGCTGCTACTGATGGTGAGCGCTGGGGTGAGATGCGCCACATCGGAACGATTCCGATGGCCGAACTGGCGACGATGCTTCGTCAGGACGGAACGATCGACAAGAAGCGATGCATGGAGTTCTTGAGAAAGAACCCGGCATTCGTCACTTTCAACAAGGCCCTGCGATGAACTACACCGAGTTGGTAGCCGCCATCGCAAGCCTGATTCACCGCACGGACCTGAGTTCGTCCATCCCGACATTCATTCTCTTGGCTGAGACCAAGATGAACCGCTTTCTGCGCGTGCGGCAAATGGAGTCGGTGCTTGCCGCTACGCCCATTGTTGACAACGTGATCACTTTGGCCAGCGATATTGCCGATGTGAAGGCGCTATGGGTGCCCGGCTACGAAGGGACTCCCCTCCAGCGCCAATCGCTCGACAGCGTGCTCGCAAGTGGGTTGACTGGTACGCCTACCCAGTATGCGAGGCGTGGTGAGCTGGACCTGTTCATCAACGGCGGCGGAGATGTTCAAGGTGTTCTTTACACCAAGATCCCCCCATTGAGCGAATCGGCCCCAACAAACTGGCTTGCCACCGAAGCGCCGGACGTGTACCTCTACGGAGCATTGATCCAGTGTGCGATCTACACCAAGGCCGACAAGTCGATCTATGAGGAGCAGTACCAAGGCGCGATCAACGAACTGAGCGGCAATGACAACCGCTACACCGGCCCGCTGGTGGCCCGCGCTCGATGATCCCGATCATTGGTTTTGCTCCTGACGCCGAGCAGACGACGCCCGGGCTCCTGTCTGACTGTACGAACCTTGTCCCCGCGCTGGTGGGTATGGAGGGAGGTCCTAGTGAGGTTTCTCCGGCTGGTGTCCCAGCTCTAGCCAACGCCTGTCAGGGTGCGTCGGTCGTGTCCCGCCTTGATGGCACGCGCCGTGTTGTTGCTGGCACACAAGGTGCGATCTACGAACTGTTGTCCGGTGCATGGGTCGATCAATCAAAGGTCGGCGGATATACCGGTGGCGCGGAGTCTCACTGGTCGATCACGCAGTTTGGCGACTCGACGCTGATGGCGAATCGAGCCGACACTATTCAACGGTCTACCTCTGGGGTGTTTGCGGATATTGCTGGCGCCCCCAAAGCAGAGATCGTATTTTCAGTGCGCGATCAGGTCATGGCACTGAACTTGAACGACGGCACGGAGAAAGCAGACGGCTGGCACTGCTGCGCGGTGTTTGACGATACCGACTGGACTCAATCCACGGTTACTCAGGCTGCGTCGGGACGGCTGGTTTCGACTCCTGGGCCGCTGACGGCTGGTGGCCGGCTGGGCGAATACGCCATTGCCTACAAGAGCAAGTCCATCTACCTAGGCCAGTACGTCGGGGCACCTGTCGTATGGGGCTGGACTCCTGTTCAAGGTGGTGAGGCTGGATGCGTCGGCAAAAGCGCCTGGTGCGATCTCGGCGGGACTCACTTCTTTGTCGGCGAGGACAATTTTTGGCTGTTTGATGGTGCTCGGCCCACACCCATCGCTGATGGTGTGTTGCGCAAGTGGTTCCTGGCGAACTCCAACCCATCGGCCAAGTACAAGATCATCTGCAACTTCGACCGATCGACCAATCGAGTCTGGATCTTTTATCCATCGCCTGATTCTTCGGATCTGGACAGCGCGCTTGTCTACAACGTGCAGTCCAAGAAGTGGGGGAGGGCCGATCGGTCGATCGAGGCGGCTGTTGAGTACGTATCTCCCGGTGCCACTTATGACACCTTGGACGACTACAGCCCAACGATGGACGGGCTTCCTGATATTGGCTTTGACTCGCAGTTTTGGCTGTCAGGCGGTCGATCCTTGTCCGTGTTCAACACCTCGCACCAGTTGCAGAGCCTGACGGGCGATTCACTCTCTAGTGGCTTTGTCACTGGCGAAGTGGGCGACGATGACGCAGTTCTATTGCTCCAAGGCATACGGCTTCGATTTGCGCAGGCTCCGACCTCGGCGACGATTCAGACGCAATCGACCATGAACAGCGGAACTCCCTACGTAGATGGTCCTAGCGGGGCCATGAATGACGGGAAGTTCGATGTTCTTTTGTCTGCTCGTTGGCACCGGGCGGCGGCTGATTTTGTGGGACCTGTGACGGTCACGCACATGAAAGCCACGTATGCAAAAGAGGGGATGCGTTGAAGCTCAACATCACCCCTCGGGTTCCAGGCGATGCCGCGCTGATTCGTGAGTTCAAGGACCACGCGCAACAGGTTAACGCCTTGAGCGAAGGTCGTCTGGTCGCTTCCTACAACGCAGTGCCTTCGGCCCCTACCACTGGAGCGTATGCAGTGGGTGACGTGGTGCGAAACAGCGCCCCGACCGAACTCGGCACCACGCCAAACAAGTACGTCGTGTATGGCTGGATGTGTCTGGATGACAGCCCGCTCACGTTTGTGCAAATGCGCTTTTTCACGGGGAACTGATGAAGCTCGAACCCATTGGGACCTTCTTCATTGACAAGGCTTGGAAGGAAGGCGCGGATTGCCTCGGTTCGGCGTGCGAGGAATCGGGCGGTGAGATCACGGGGTCGCAACTCAAGATGGTGCTCAGCCGTGGTGAGCGAACTCTGATCCGCATGGAGAAAGACGGCGAAACGGTTGGTTGGGGCGCGATTCGAGTGGACGTACTGCCAAATCTGCGCGCGCTGCACATAACGAATCTGGTCGCTCCTCACGGTCACTTTGAAGAGTTTTTCACTGAGATCAAGGCCACGGCAGCAAAGCTTGGCTGCTCGCAAGTTCGTTGCTCGGCCAAGCCGGCGCAAGCTCGACTGTTCCGGATGAAATGCGGGTTTGTTCCCGTCTATGAAACATTGAAAGTGGAGGTTTGATATGGGTGGTGGTGGCGGATCTGGACCAGCGTCAACAACGACGCAAAACATTCCCGACGAACTGAAGCCTCTTGCGGCGAAATACTCGCAAGACGCCATTGCGCTGTCGAACACGGGCTACACCCCGTTCACTGGACAGCGGTTCGCGGACCTCAACAGCACGCAGAACGCCGGCATCGGGGCTATCCAAGACCGTGCGCTGAACGGCTCGCAGACCATCGATAACGCCGAAGGGCAACTGAACCAGATCATCGCGGGCGGGAACACGAATCCTTACCTCGATTCGATGGTTGGTCGTGCTCAGGACTCGGTGCGCTCTCAGTTCAACACTGGCGCAGTGAACTCCGGTTCGTTCGGCAACTCGGGTCTTCAAGAGCAGTTCCAGCAGGGCCTGGGCGATGTGGCAACGCAGATGTACGGACAAGCCTATGACGGCGACCGCGCACGTCAGATGCAAGGCATTGGCATGGCGCAGCAGTTCGGCAACCAGGCTTATCAAGATGCCGGCCAACTGCTGAACGCAGGCCAGATCCAGCAAGACCAGGCGCAGCAGCAAAAGGACTTCGGCTACCAACAGTTCCAGGACCAACAAAACGACCCGTACAAGAAGCTGGCCGCAATGGGTGGTGTCTTCCAGAGCGCACCGGGCCAAAGCTCGACCACGACCAATCCACCGTCCGGGGGTAAGTGATGAACAAATGGTGGCAATTGGCGGCTCTGGCCGCAGCGGGCGCGGCGACGGTGATGTCCGGTGGCGCAGCGGCCCCCGCTCTTGCTGCGGCTGCTGGTGGTGCTGGTGCGGCTGGTGCAGGAGCCGCAGGAGCCGCAGGAGCGGGGGCCGCTGGTGCTGGATTGCTCGGCGCAGGCGCTGCCGGGGCAGGTACGGCAGCAGCGGCTGGCACAGGTGCAGCGGCAACCGGTGGTCTCCTCGGTGCTGGTGCGGGTGCAGCGGGCACGGCAGCGAGTACCGGCGCAGCAACAGGTGGTGCGGGTCTGCTTGGGAACTTGGGCGCAGCATCGACCTATGGGACCACGCTTGGATCGCAGCAAACAGCCATGCTCGCAGCGCAAGAGGCTGGGATGGGCAGCGGGCTCCTTGGGGGCATGCAAAGTGCGGCAGCGACGGCAAAGCCCTACATGCAGGCCGCACAGACGGGAATGCAGGTTGCAAACGCATTGACGCCTCCTGAGACGCCCGGCACGCCTCCTCCGCAGGCTGCACCCCCGAACGCTCAGACGCTGACTCAAATCGCCCAGCAGTCACCGCAGATGAACATTGAGCAAGAAGCAGAGATGCGGAAGAAACGCCGTATGGGCCTTTTAGGAGCTTCGTGATGGCAGGACTACTTGATTTCGCTGCGACCCCGGAAGGGCAGGGGCTGTTGTCAGCAGCTTTCGGCGGTCTTGCCGGTGCGCGTCGTGGCCAGCCTTTGAACTCGATTGGTCGCGGTGGTTTGGCTGGCTTGGCGGGGTATGCCCAAGCGCAGGATCGCGAGCTTCAACTTGCTGAGAACGCATTCAACAAGCAGTACAAAACTGCCCAGATGACAAAGTTGGAGCAGGAAATCCAGGCGAACAAGGCCAGGACGGATTTCCTCACCCAACTCCAGGGTGGGCCGACTCAAGCACTTACGCAGGGCGCGCAGGCCGGAGACGTAGGACCGACCGTTACCAATGCCAAAAGGCTTGATGCGCTGATTCCTCCCGGACTACAAAAGATCCCGCAGTCTGCCATCCAGGCGGATGTGGCCCTCAATGGCGGCAAGAACATTGCGGAATGGATGTTCAAGACTGGGGTGCCTGACATGAACGTCAGTGGTGGATACGCCTACGACAAGAACAACACGAAGCCCGGCTTCATCCCGCAAATGAGCTTGTCCAATGATGGCAAGGCAACCCTTGTCACCATTGATCCGAACACCGGCATGCCTGCTGTATCCGCTCCTGCTGGTGCCGTGCAGACGTATGGCGCGTATCGCGGAGTGGAAGAGGGGACGAAGGCCGGCTATGACGTCATGCCGATAACAAGCCCGAACGGCACTACGGTGATGACCACCCGCCGCGCTTTGGTAGATGGGGCGACTCCTTCACAGCCTCGGCCTTCTGGCAACTACTCCGGCAATGGGTACGCTGGCGGATCTTCGACGGCGGCGGCAACCGATCAGCGAGCGATTCTTATGCGCGAACGCGAATCTGCCGTTGCTGGTGGCAGGACTCAGGATGTTGCCGCTTTGGACCGCGAACTGGCGCGACTGCCTGGCGGGATGCCTGCACCTGGCGGTGCACAGGTCCCCGGCATTCAGGTTCAAGGCGATGCTGAAAAACTCGCTGCAGCGGAGAAGGTCAAGAATGACGCGGCAGCGGCGGCTGCGACTCAGAAGGATCGGAAGACTGCTCGCAAGTTCTTGAATGTGGCGAAAGAGGCTGAGTCGTTGCTGCTCAAGGACCCGACTGGCAGTCTCGGCGGGTCTTTCAAAGACCAAGTGATGGGTGCATTCGGCATGACCACGGATGCCGCGAACACCGCGCAATCGCTCAAGGCCGTAAGCGGCTGGCTTGTGTCGAACACCCCTCGCATGGAAGGTCCTCAGTCGAACTTTGATGTCGCGAACTATCAGACCATGGCGGCCGATGTTGGCAACGACAAGCTGCCCGTGGAGCGTCGGCTGTTCGCGTTGCGTCAGGTTATGACCATGCTCAATGAGGTGAACGGAGAAGACCAAGGCCAGAACACGCCGAAGACTCGAAAGATTGTGCGCACCGGCATGTACGGCGGGAAGAAGGTGGTTCAGTACGACGACGGGAGCACCGAATATGCAAATTGATCCCGGCAAGGTCCAGTGGGATGAGGCTCCAGCCGCCGGCCCGAAGATCGATCCGCGCATGGTGAATTGGGTGGATGTCGAGCCGCAAAGGAAGGGCACTGGCAGCAAGGTTGTAGATGCTGGAAACGCTGTTGGAACAGGGTACTTTCGTGGCCTAACTACTTTGGCTGGACTGCCTGTCGATACGGTTGCTAACGTCATCGACCTTGGCAAAGCCGCAATCGGGGCCCCCTACACCGCGCTTACCGGGAAGCCTGCGCCTGATGCTTTGCAGCCTGCAGATCGTCGGGGTGTAGTTGGTTCCGGGGCATGGCTAACTGAAAAAGCTCGTGGCACGAAGGCTGGGCAAGTGATGCTAGATGCCATCAACCCTGAGTACCAGGGCGGCTACCTTCAAGCCATGGGCGGCGGTCTGACGGCCATCACGAACCCGAACAGCGTGCCGCAACTGGTGAACCAGGCGGTGCTTGGCCCACTGTCTGCCGCTGCTGGCAAGGGCGCATACGACGCTACAGGAAACACGGCGCTCGCTATCACTGCTGGCATGACCCCGATGGGCGTGCAGATGGCTTTGAACAACGGTGTGAAGTACGCTGTTCGTGGTGGAGAAAAAGGCCGCAAGGAAATGGAACAGCGCATCCAAGACTTGCGCAACGCTGGCGTGGAAAAGCCGACGATTGGGCTTGCTTCCGGCAACCAGTTGATCGGCGGTGTCGAGAACCTGTTGCAGAGCACGCCTGGCGCTGTGAATGTCATGCGCCGGTCGCGAGACGCTGCTGTTAGTGGTCTGCAGGGCAAAACCGACGCTGCCGCCAGCAAGGCATCTGCAGATCGCGGATCGCTTGAAGCGGGTGTGGCCGTCCAGCGCGGCATTCGGGACTTCAAGGAGGGATTCAAGGGTCGGCAGGAGCGTCTGTACAACTCGCTGGACGAGCACATTCCAGGATCAACTCCTGTGAGTGTGACGAACACGAAAAATCGGCTTGCGGAACTGAACTCGGACATTGCAGGTGCTCCTGAGCTATCCAAGCAGTTCAAGAACTCGCGCATTCAAGCCATCGAGGCCGCGATCAAAGCCGACACGTCCGGCGCTCCGGAGTCCGTTATGGTGGTGCGGCAACCTACTCGTGGGGGCGGCGGGATCATGAATGCTCCCATCGAGCAACCGCCATTGTTGGTGAAGATTCCGCAGGAGCCAGCCAGGAACACCTTGCCTTTTGAGGCCGTGAAGAAGACCCGTACTCTGGTTGGAAACGAGATTGCCGATAACTCGTTAGTGTCAGGCGTGCCGCGTAGCAAGTGGAACCCGCTTTACGGGGCTCTTTCCGAAGACATGTCGGCGGCTGCTCAGGCTTCAGGGCCACAAGCGACTCAGGCTCTCAATCGTGCAAACCAATACAGCAGGGCTGGCATGGGTCGGCTCGACCGAGTTGCTCCATTTGCGAACGTGGAGGCTCCTGAACGCGCCTTTCAGATGCTGCAGAGGACGCTGGGCGATAACCTGTCCACTCTGCAGGCGGTCAAGAAGACGCTGCCGGAGGGCGCACGCGGAACAGTCGCAGGGACGGTGATCGAAAAGCTTGGTACTGCTAACCCTGGGAAACAGAATGCCACCGGGACTGAGTGGAGTCCTGAGACGTTTCTGACCAACTGGAATCGTATGAAGCCGGAGGCTAGGAACGAGCTTTTCAGCGGGTTCAGCAATTCTGCACAAGTGAAGGCAGATGTTGATGCGGTGGCGAAGGCCACAAGCATGATGCGCGACAACTCGGCGCTGTGGGCAAATCCATCAGGTACGGCTGCAAACGCTGCAGCGCGAGGGATCATAGGCACAGTAGCTGGGGGTGGGGCAGCTGCTCTGGCCGGTTTACTGAACCCCGTGGTCCCTATTGCGGCGGCAGGCGGACTGCTTGGAACGAACTTGCTCGCTCGCAGCCTAACAAACTCCAACAATGTCGATCGCATGGCTCGACGCAGCTACATCGATCCGGCGCTTCTCGACGCTCAGGCGAGAGCCCTTATCGGAAGCGGGCTCCTAGAACAGCCCAAATAGGAAAGCTCCGACACACACAACTATCAAGACGATAGGCCCAAGAATGCTAAGAGCAGCCATCGAATCCCTGCTCGTGTCGTCTGATTGATTCATTCGTTTCCCCAGTTCAAAGCCCGCCGCGTGCGGGCTTTTCCTTTTGGAGCATAGCAAATGCCCGTCCCCAGTTCAATCAGCAGCCTGAGCCAGAC